CTCAAGGGTGTCCCAATCTTTGAGCGTGGAGCGGAGTGTTATCCAAAATAACGCTATACCGAGGTCTGTCGAGGGCCCGGGCTACTTTCGGTATTGAGAGGCCATTGCACTTGGCTGAAGCCGGCGGTTTCGCGCCCATTTTGGGCTGACGTGACAGCTTCGCTGAGGCCCTTGTCGCTAAGATGGGAGGATGTTGGTTCAGCAGACCGGTCGACGAAGACCCCGGAGGACACCACAACTGGTACGCGCATCCGAGATTGCAATACACCCCGGACTTTGTTGCAAATGCGCGCCGTGAGTTCCTCGCGACCCTCCCGCCGTCGCCACCACGTGGGCGCGCGGCGGGGGTACAACGTCGGCGGCCGTCCCCGTATACCATGCGGGTCCGCAGACACTATGAGCGCATTGCGCGGGACAACGCCTTTCTGGCGTCCCGCCCGGTGAGTGCTCAGGAGGAAACGGATGCTGAACCCGAGAATACCGCCATAATGGATGTGAACGATGAAACAGCTCGAGAGGATCTCGCTCGTTTCATTGGTCAACAGAGTGCAGGCGGACCGACGCTCGACACTTCGGTCACGGCTATACTCTTTCTCCTGCAGGCGGCGAAGACCAGTCTCCAATTAGCATTGCAGCGAATGTGCGATGGAGAGAGGCCGCAGACTGGCTTGTGGCAGCCAGATCACCGACGGGTGAGGACAATCAGGCGTTTCATCGCCGGAATCCGCTTACCAACCTCGTTGTTGCAGCACGACATGAACGCGTCACAGGCGCGCTCCGGCGGCTTGGTCCTTTTGGATCATACACGCGCCGCGGGCGAGGCCTGCCTGGACATCGCCCGCACGTGTGGCAGGTTCTTCATGGACTACGCCCGCGCTGGCGGCACGATCAGCCTGGATTACGCTAAAGACGGAGCGATGATCTCCGTGGTCGCGCTGAAATGGACGTTGAAGCGGCTTGTCACGACCATCGGTGCCGGTGTGGTAGTGGTAGGTATGGGCGGTTTATGCTATGTGCTGATGAAATGGCAGTGGGCCCTTGACCGCCGCGCTTCGGCGCGCGTCAGGGACTGCGGCCCGACGATATGTAAGTGGCTCGATTCGCACGACTCCGGTACATGTTTGTACTGTCGAGGCGCGACCGAAGTCCGCTACAGTGAGCACATGATCGAGTTCGAAGTGCCGATGATGCGGTGCTGGGGCTGTTGGTATAAACCCGCCAAAGCGCGTATATGGCTACACGGGGGCGCTTTCGACCGCGGGATGTCCATCATCAATCGCCATCGGGTGAAAGGTGATTGGACCGCCGGTTCGGAGATGGCCTCAACGCATGGAGCCGCACTACGCGAGATACCGGAATCACTCGTGAACAGGACGCGTCACAGCGAGGTCGTTATGATAGTGGCTGCCCTTAACGCCACAACCGACTTCGTTACGTGTTTTTCGCGCCTGGACGACACCGCAGGTAGCGCCTCTCTGATCGAGCCCACCGGCTCGGTTCCAAACCAGACATCTGGTGCGGGGAGCAGCGGCGACGGAGGGGGCTCTTTTGAGCAGACGAGCGGGGAATCCCAACCGGGATCCTCCCCTGCCAGCCCCGAAGCGCCCGGCCCCTCGGACCCACCCACAGCAACCCCGCCCCACCCCGCGCCACCGGCGGGTGAGGGGGCTGGGCTCTGCTTGCATGACGGGCACGACGCGAATACGGAGCCAACCGACAGACAATCCGACACCAGGGGCAATCCGAACACCGCCCCAACCGGTGCGTCCTCCAGCAGTGCAATCGCACCACCACCCGGTCTGGAGTCAACGTCGTCTGGCGCCGATTATCCGTCTAATGTGCCTTTTGGGACTCTGGGACGAGGATACGACACCGTGGATGTCGTACAGCCCCTACCTGAACACGTGACACTCACCCCCGCCGAACACCCCGGCCCGGGTCGAGAGCGACAGGTCGTGCAAAGCGCCGTTGAACTCGCAACGTATAATGCGTTGAAGAAGGACGGTGGGCTACAGGCCGGTTCGCGTCACTTGGAGGAGCAGCGTACGAATCCACAGTTCATGACGATCGGATCCTGCGTAACAGAGGCTGCATTACCACACGTCGCCGGTTCCGGACCGGAGATCGAGAGAGCCGCAATCGCAAATCGGCATTTTGCCGTGACGAGGAACAAGCACGGGGGTATCACAGGGGTGGTGCAAGAGCAGGCGCTTCCTGCCATCGAACAAGCGTGCGACAGCGTTTTGAAGGTCCTGAGGAAAGCAGGCCGTGTGGCCAAAGAGTTCCAGGTGTTTCCACCTGGGTACGACCCGGGACCGAGTGACGCCGCCGCAGCCTTGCACACCCGTACAACACTGCTGGCAGACTTCGAGTACTTTGCATTCGTGCCAGGCTCATGGGGGACAGAACGCGGGAAGACAGGATTCTCCAAGTTGCCAGACACGGACGAACAGGTGAGGCAGAAGCACACGTTTTTCGTGAAGCTAAATGAGGCACTTCGTAAGATCAAGCCGAGGCTGATCCAGGCATGCGGTGATGGGGGCTGCGCCACGCACACTTTTGACGCGGGGTTCCTCGAGGCCATCATGTTTGGTATAACTGCCATCGAGCGACGATCGGTGAAGCATGCGGGGCCAGAGCATCTGCGAGCGCGCCTCGCGGGGTTGCTGAAACCCTTCATGAACGGCAGGGCCATCAGTTACGATTACGGGAAGTTCGACAGCTCGGATTGTATACACAAGGATGACCCGCGCCACTCCCTCAAGGTGCTGATCGAGAATCGAATCATCAAAGATCTGTTTGGGGAGGACGCCAACACGAGCGACCTCTCCAGGCAAGCGATCGAGGATAGATGCAAAACCTTCCTGAGGTCACGAAGTGCTTTTTGGTTGTTGTACACGAAGACCTACGGGCGAGAGAGCGGAGATCGTGGTACCAGCTGCCTGAACTTCCTGGTCAATTTCGTTTTGTTCTTGACCATGATGGGAATGGAGTCCGCTTACCGCCAGGCGGTGCGCGATCTCCCCCAGGCCGCATCCCCACAACCCGGCGAGCACAAGTGGATCACCCCCCATGTCAGGGCGATGAAATACGACGGCGCCATTGTGGAGCGGTTCCTGCGGGGAGAGCCATGCGGGTTCGAGATCGTGGCGGAGGGCGACGACGGTCTATGGCTCTTCACCCCCAAGTACATCAGAGACGCACCACCCGGAGGCTACGATGCCATGGCGGATCGGTTTGAGTACTGGTCATGCATGCAGGGAACCAACCTAGAGCCACAGGACGAGACGGGCGATGCCGTGGGGCCTAACCGTGTGCAGCCGACAACGCGGCGCATGGAGCACTGCTCGCGCATCATAGTTCCTTACTGGAGCGAAGTATCGACTGTGGTTAAGGCGGTTCCAGCTGGCAAGAAGAAGAAGGGTAAGGCGAAAGAGGCGGTGGACATGAGCGACTCGGAGTTCCAGAGCTGTGCTGACTCCGAGATTGTAGCCAGTGTGGTAGAGGCCGGTGTTCGCACTAGCCTTAACGTGTGCACGAAGCGAACATTGCGTGTGGGGCTCCTCCCCAAGATGAGGAAGACCATAGAGGCCGCTGACATCACATTCGGGTTGGTCTCGGGTGTGGAGCTCAGCGAGCAGACTATGCTCAACATCGCTTTCACGAAGTTCGCATCATGCGCATTCAACTGCATTGACTCGCCCCTCATGTTCCAGTACTTTTTCATGCACGCGAGGGTGTGTCTGCTAGGTGACCAGGGGGGAACGGACCTCGACAAGATTTGCGAGAAGAGCATGAGGGCCAGGTTCGAGTACAGTGCGAAAAACTACGTGCACAAGAACATGGCCAACACGTTCGGCGGCAAGACTTCAACACTTAATGAGGACGTGGCCACCGAGCTTCCGGTAGGGCCGTTGAAGCTGCTCAAGATGCTCTGGCAAAGACACGAACGATCGATTACGGCGGATGGCCATGTTGAGGCTATGACGAGGGCGATGAAACTCGAATGTCCGATGATGGACAACGACTTCATCCACGAAGCCACAGCCGGCATGAAGGCCACCGTCACTTGGGAGCAGTGCGGCGAGCGGTCAAAGCAGCTGAAAGACCGCCTCGGGGCGGTCTAAAACCGCCCCTCCACGAGTGGGGGG